AATTTTATTTGTTTTATGACAATGGTCTACGCACACGTTATGTGTTGTTTCTAGATCGGATTTGCAAATAGCACATTTACCGCCTTGTGCGTCTATCATAGCTTGTTTTTGCTCGATAGTTAGCCCATAACGTTTTTTATAGTTATGCCTTTTAATTGTGGGGGCCCGTCGTTCTTTATTTTCGAGGTTCCATTTTGCTGCACGTGCTGAGTTTTCGTTTTTGTACATCTGATACCCTCATTGGTAATTTGGTGGGTAGCCAGTGAATGAGCACTGGCAGGGCCGCTAAGCCTATTCCCCGTAGTTGGTTAAATCTTTAATGCTGCTATGAGTTCTGATACTTCTTTGTTAAAGTCAATCGTTGTCTCTTGCTTAATATTTTGTTTAATATCCATGCGCTCACGATATTCATCTGGGTATTGGCCCCGTAAACAGATTTCGGCAATACGGGAATTAAAACTTTTATTATCAATATTAGCGAGCATCATATTTTCCCAGAATGCTTGGCCGTAGGTTGTTGCCATAGACATAGTTTCGGCAAACAACTCATCATCTTTTTTCCACTTAGCTGCAGTGTCTTTACTGATACCAATAGCTGCATACATGGCTTTTTGAGAAGCACCTTGCTTACCAAGCTCTATGACAATGTCTGCCATTTCTTTTGTAAATTTTTTCTTAGCTGCCACACTTCCACCTTTTTAGAGCTGCTGCTTTTCTTGTTGGTTTGCCATTCTCGTCCTTCATAGGGCCTTTTACGCCGCTCATACGAGCGCAGAATGAATCTTTACGTGCACCACCTTGAGGCTGAGGTGCCTTTAAATTTGATCCGGTCGCGGCATTATACTTAGCCCGGCCTTTTGCTGTTAAGCCTGCGCCTTGTGACGCTGGTAACTTCTCACCGCGCCCAATGGCTAATGATGGGGTCTTTTTCTTTGTTGCCATTATTTCTTCTTGTTACCGCGTTTAACTTTGCCACCTTTTTTAAGGGGCTCTAAACGTCCTTGAGGTGGTAGTGACACTGGTTTTACGCGTCCAACACCTGGAATATTAGATCCACCATAACTGCGTTCCGGCATTTCAACTGCCTTTAACTCAACATCTTTACCTTCGATATTCATGGTCCGTGGTTTTGGTGTTCTCATCATACCCGGATCTAAATCTTTTCCGGAGCGAATAGCTTTTCGAGCTTCTTCAACAATATCGCCACCTTCGGAGTATTTTTTAACACCGCCACCGCATGCCATTTTAGGCATCTTTTTAAAATCTTTCATTTCTTTACCTTCGCAGTCTTTGCTGATTGTTTAAATGCGTCTGCAGTAGGAGCACCTTTGGCGCCCGGCTTGCGCATCTTCTCGCCAGAGCCTGCCTTGATACGTGCCTCTTTTGCATGGATATTTGCGTACAAACCGGGTTTAGTTGCCATAATGCTTCCTTAGAATATTACTGATACACCAGCCATCTTTTTAGCGATGCCAGTTAGTTCTTTGGTATATTGACCACTGATAAAGGTATTGATTTCAATAGCCTTGTCGATGATCTCTTCAGTTGTTGGAAAAGCTGGGGCTAATTCGGCAGCTTCTTTAGTGGTCTTGTTTAACACTTCCCACGCGGCCAAGTTGGCTTCGTGTTGCTTAACCAAAAGGTCTTTAGCTGTGTTAAAAATAGAAAAGCGTAGTTCAAATGGGTTCATCATTGTAAATCTCCTGTGTGTATTGTGTGTGTAAAATGCCGAATTCTATGCAGGTGTTCGGCGACCTGTGGCCTTCTTTACGGCCAAAGTAGGGATAGGAGCGCTTCCCAGCGTATCCTATATCTACTAATACGCTTTTAGTGGGAAAACCGCCCTTATTCTTCGCCAGGGATAATAATCTTTCGGATCGGGGCTTCTTTCTTCTTTTGCGCCTCTTCTAAGTGCCTGCGGAACATAGGCATCATATCGTTGACCATTTGCTTAGTCATGGCTTCAGCAAGAAGGCGATCTTTCATCTCTTTTTCTTCCGAAGACTTCGCTGTCTTTTCATCAACCGCTTTTTGAACATCAGTACTAAAGCCGCGATGCTTTAGAAATTGCCTAATGAAGTTATCTGTCAATTTTTTTCCTCTGCATTCTTAACTGCTTCTAAGGATTCACGGGCCTTAATTACTTGTGGGCCAAGTTGGCCTTGCAAAGCATCAATCAATTGTGCGTTTACAATAACCTGGGTTTGTTGTGGCATGTTTAATGAATTCATAATTGCATTCCATACGTTGATTGGAAGTTCAACGGTTCCATTCATTTCGTTTAAGTGTTTCATTAATTGTTCATCTGTCATTTCTTTTTACCTTTCTTGATTACTAAATCTACCTCTGGTTTTAAATTTTTTAATCCTTTTGAATCGTCCCACTTATTAAAGTGTCCGTTCTCTAACATCTTTTCAAAACCATCCCACAAACGCTGAATCTTCAAATCGTTGCAATACTTGATGGCGTCTAGACGATTAGCAAATTCATCATCTGAGAACGGACCTTCGGATCTGTCATAGTGCTGACGAATCAATTCATCAATTACCTCGTTGGTTTCCCATAGCTTGATGATGTCTTGCTCTAGTTCAAACCTGTCGTAATTGCTAAATAGTTTCATTTGCTTTTCTTAGCCTTTTTAATTTCTGCATCTACATCTAAAGAATACCAAGACAAAACAGTTTTAAGTGCTGGCAGTAGTTCTTCCCATGCCTGCTTATCATCTTCATGCCAACACATTTCTGGATCTTTTAAATTTTGTTTAATAGATACATAGCTTTTTGCCAAGCTGCTAATTACAATCTCATCTGCAAAATCATCATCGACTTCAATTTTCATCTTCCACACTCCTTATCAGCTTGACGCTTGGTTAGTTCGCGCTGGATATACCAGATTGCTTTTTTTAAATCTTCTACAGCGTCTTTCTTTAGATCACAACGCCAAATATATTTGACTGCATTGCCCAAATTAAAGCCCATGTGCTCGGTAACCTCAATGCACTCAATGCCAGAGGGGTGTGCTGTGTAATGTTTAGGCTGGTTGACTGGGTCGTGCATGTCGCATCTCCTTTAATTCTTTTTCCATGACTCGAGCTTCTTCTGTAGAATCACAAACCCATATACCCAAGATATCTTTGTACATGCTAGTATCAATGTCTTCTACGCCGCAAATAGTTTCCATAACATAGTGGCCTTTTAGGCGGTGCTCAACAATAAAAGTGCTCATATTTGTAATTCCTTTTTAATAAACTCAATTCCCTTAGAAAAATGATACCGCCAGTACTTTTCTGTAACATCAAGGTCAACGTAAGTTAATCCTTCTAAAAATGCGCCCAAAATAAAACTTTGTTTTGGTGGCATGTGGGACTCAATTAACCTACGAATATCAATCATGTCTTCTTGTGTCCAGGGTAAATGCCCTTCTACTAACTCAGTAGATACACCCTCATTGTCATCTTGCTCTAACGGGTCTAACTCCTCATCTGATAGACGTGGAGTGGCCTTATTTACTTTGTGCTTGGTTTTTGTTCTCATGTTCCCACTAATACGCAATTTAGGGCATCAAGCAAGGCTTCTTGCAAATTTATTTTTCCCTCTAGTACTTTGACTACTTGTTCATCTATGCTTTTATTTACAGTTAGATGGTGTATGATAACCGGCTTTTCTTGCCCTTGGCGGTATATACGCGCGTTGGCCTGGATGTAGTTCTCTGAGCTCCATGGTAGATCGAACCAGACCGTTTGTGCTGTGTCTCCTGTGTTGCACTGTAAATTAAGCCCGATTCCCCCGGACTGGGGATGGGCGAGGAGCATACGAATCTCGCCACGGCGCCACGCTTCGATGTTGTCATCGTCCAAGACCACACTTTGCGGGAAAGATTCCTGTATTCTCTTAAGCGAGTGTTTAAAGTGGTAAAAAACCAAGGTCGGTGAGGAAGATTCTTCCATGATCGACTCAAGGTATTCCAACTTAGCACGGTGTACTTCTTGCGCTTCTCCTTCTTCAGTGTAACAAGCTCCAGACGTAAATTGCAGGAGCTTGTTCGCCAATGCCGCTGCTGTCGGAGCGGTGATTTGTTCCCCAGAGATTTCAGCGACCATGTTTTTTCTAAGTTGTTCATATTGGTTCCTTGCCTGTGTGTCTATTTCAATTTTGTGATAAAGCGACGTGCAGCTAGGTAGCTGCAAATAATCCTCAGCCTTAAGGCTAAAACATATATCTTCAATCTTATCTTTAATAATTTGATCTGCATTTGGTTTTAACTTCCATGAATAAATTACCCTTGTGTGCCTGTTCATCTGGTCTGGCTGCATGTACTTATCTCTAAACTTGGTAAGGCTAGTCTCCAAACGCTCTCCTAAGTCCAATATACCCACCTGTGACCAGAGATCACCCATACCCTGAGGGGTAGGTGTACCAGTTAGGATAATACGCCGTGAGAACCCCTTTAAATGCTTTTTAAGCGCCTTAAAACGCTTAGTGCTTGAATCCTTAAATCGACTGGACTCATCTATTACTAAGTTAGTGAACACTAACTTA